AGCCACTTCGTTAATGCCACTTGAGGCATATGCGGTGGTAGCTGCACCTAGTGACGCTGAACTTGTAAATAGGGCAATTTTAATTGTGTCGCTGTCAAGATCATGCAGCCCAAGCATTACATCTCTTTTAAATTGTGTACACATTGCTTGTGTAATAGCCATTATAGACCTCCGTTATATTCTGCTGCGTAATCTCTTTGCATCTCTTGTACAAACAATTGCAGTGCTTCGTCAAATTGTGTCTTGTAAAGCGCCAATGTTTCTCCAGCCTTGAGAAACGCTGATGCCTCATAAAGACACGCGGATAGTAACACGTTTTCTGCATTGTCGCCAATCCATGTATTTGCGTTACTAGAACTTAGCCCAGTCTCTGGTGCTATAAAGTCTACCTGATAGCTGTCAGTTGAATTAGGTGTTGGGGCCAAGGTAATTACTGTACCCGAAGTTGTAGCAGTTTTGGTGCTATACATTCGTGGGGTTCCCTGCGTGGAGCCGTTAGGCCAGTAATCGCGCAGATATGAATCCAGCCTGTGATCTAGATAAGACACGTTGCTTGATACTGTAATCGAAACCTGACGGATCATCCTAGCAGTTGCCACTGTGTAGCTTGCAGTTCCTGCAACCATATTTGCAGTAGTTAATTGCCGAAAGCACGGCAAGTTTGGCAGGCGCTGAAAGATCATGTCTTCTGCCTGATCTATAATCTGGTCAATTGACGCCGTCAGCTCTGTGGAATCGTCTTCCAAGAAGTTCTGAATGTTTGCGACTAAAGTTGTGTAATTCATTTAGTTACCCCATGTCCCTTCGCCCCAATCGCCAGAACCCCAGAAAGTTTCATCTATAGATATGCTTTCGTTTCCTACGGCTCCCGTACCAGCCACGCCAGCTTCTGCGATTGTTAGCTCTAATGCTTCGGCGCCAACTGCACCCGTGCCAGCTACTCCAGCTTCATCGATAGATAGGCTCAAGGCTTCTACGCCGACTGCGCCCGTTCCAGATACACCAGACACGCCCTTAAGGCCAATAACCGATACGTCAGCAGTTGCGCCTGTACCAGCCACACCAGCTTCATCAATTGACATTTCTAGTGTCTCAGTGCCAATCGCGCCCGTGCCGCCTGTGCCTGATGGGCTTAGTACACTATTAGTTTCAATAACCACACTGCCAACATTAGCAATGGCGGGTACACCAACTGGCGGCAGCAATCTTGGATCTATTGTCCAGTCTTGTGTAAAACCAATAAAGACAACTACGTTTTCTGGATCGTTGTCTGGACGCCCATTAAAGAGTGCAGTCGCGTCCACAACATTCTTTGCAGGCGTGAGCTGCGGTTGTTTCGGCTCCCAATCTTCTGGCGATACGCGCAAGCCATCCCAAGTGGTCTTGAGCTGCGTGTACCGAACGCGCATCCCAGATCGATCACTGATCGCGTAGGATTTTTTTCCTTTTGCGTATTTCGCCATTAAGATAAGTTCAGCGCGGTTGGCTGAATCCTCAAGCTCACACCATCGTTGTCGGTAGAAGCTGCAAAGTTAAATGCGCGTTCGTACATCTCATTTAGCAATGTGAACTTTTCATTCGCAAATTTTAACGAAAGTTTACTTGCCAACCCAGCGCAGATGCATTCATTCCATCGATATGGAATGTCAGCGTCTTGGTTGGATTCTGTAATATCCTCAAGCTGATTAATCGCCCAGTAAATTATGCTATATGTAGATGTGTTGGGAACTTGCCAAAGATACAGGACCGGCGTGATTTGCTTGTCGAGCATATACTGGCTTGGCTTACCGGGAGAAGTTTTGTTTGGCAGTTGGTTGTAGTCAGCAATAGATATGCGATTAATAACCTGATCAGAATTATTTGTCCCAGAGCTGTCGCGTATAACCGCGTCTAGAATGTCAATTGTGCCTGCGGGTAGCGTGTAGGGGGTTGTCTGGCCGTCTACCAACGTCAAAGTGTTCTGTGACAGCGCCCAGTAGTTAATACCCCTGTTTGCCCACTCAGAGAAGAGGAGGTTAAGGCTACGTCGCGCTGACACAGCCCTATCACCTGTCTGTACCTGTGGGTCAACTCCGCAACGCTCAAATGCTTCAGTAATAATTTCCTCAACATCTGGCTTAAACGCTACGGTTCCTGAAGTTGCCATTGATTTCCCCTATGCGAAAAACACGTTCATTAATACAACGGTGGCGACTGTATATTTAACAGACAAACCAGACTTAAACAGCATACCTTCGTCTGGGATGGTATTGTCCACGGTTGAATTATCTGTGCCGATTGTTTGTGCCTTGAATATGGTAGTGCCACTGTCTGGCGTACCATTAAAGAAATCAACCAGCCCTGCCGTTCCAGCAGACACAATTGAGTAGCCTTTCAAGCGAGTGCGACCACCACCAGCTACAGGACTTGCACATAGTGAGCCTGACCCGACTGTGATGTTTGCAGCATATTGGGCAGAGCATTCCACTGCGCTAACAGTTAAGAATAATTTTGCCCCTGCAACGGCTTCGGCAGATCCTGTGGATGTTATGACTTCTGTCATAGCGTCACCGAAAACATCTGTCCCAGTAATGGTGCAAGTTTTTTCGTTGTCTCCCGTGCCTGTAGTTGTAACAGTTACGTTTCGAGCCCCACCACCTAAGAAGGTAGTTGTCGCCATTGTTGCTGATGTATTTGGCCGCGCTGCTGTAACCAACCGATCTGGGTCGGCTGCATTTTCGTCGGCTATAAATTTGACTTGTACGTCTGTTTGTACGCCCATATTAATCTCCTATGGTTATAGGTGGGGCGTTAACCCCACCAGATCAATTACGCAATTTGAACGTACTCAATGATGAACGTAAACGATCCGTCGGTTGTAGAGTTTACAGTATTTGTAACATTACAATAGATGGTTCGTTCCGCAGAAGCATACTGAGCAGAGATAGGGGCCGTGGCGGCGTTTTGAGTAGTAGCAACCAAGGTAGTAGTTGTTACGTTTCCAACGACAACTGTTGTACCGCCATCTAGGATCTCATCTGCGATAGCCGCAACAATTTGCGCTCCAGAGGAAGACGTTCCAACTTCATAGCCAATATCACCTGTTCCGATAACAGGAGCTACAGCACAAAAGATTTTAATGTTTGTGATGATTGTATTTGCTGGCTGAGTAAACTCACCAATCGCGGGGCTGTCGCCTGCGGTTGAGTTAACAGTAACGCCTGTGGCGAAACCAACGTGCTTTACATATTTGTCGGTGACAATACCTGTGGATGCAATAGTTGCAATATCTGTATAAGCACCAGTCGTTGCATTTTTGGAAACAACTTGGAAGCCGTTTTCGGAACGTACTGGTCCTGTGAATGTTGTGTTAGCCATGTGATTCTCCTGTCGGGGCTAGTGTCAGACGCATCATGCGGCTGTCAGGGATATCGGCACAGTACAACAGGTCAGTTTAAAAAGAAAGAGGCGATCCGAAGACCGCCCCTGCTTGGTTATGCTGCTTGCTTTTGTTGCTGGTGCTCCTCAATTTCTTCGAGCTTGCCAAGAACTTCCCACCAAGCATATGAGCAGTGGCCTTCGATTATGCCAAGATCGGCATAGTCAATGTCGTCTTCGTAATCGATCCAGTACATATTATCTCCATAGCCAGTGCGCTCAATGCTAATCTCCATGCCCATCTTCTTGGCTAGGCGCTGGGCTTTGCCACGGTCACTGTCTGCACCACACGCTACACGCTTTGGCTTTATGGCCTCGCTGGGTGTAGTGATCGCGCCCATTGATGTAAGCTCATAGACTTCGGCAACACGCGCACGGCGTTTGATCTTTTTGTCTTTGATGCTGACCACATCACCAACAATCCCACATACATAGCGGCGCCCTTGCACAAGCTGCCAATGCCAGCCAGCAACGATTAAGAATACACGATCAGCAGTGCGCTCTTTCACAGTGCCTTTTAGCCAGCCAGCCAGCGTCACGCCTTTGCTCCGGCCAAGCGTCAGGCCAAAAGTTGTGCGCTTGCTTTCGATGCCACAAAGATCAAGAGATCTTTTAACCTCCCATGTGCTTGAGCCTTTGACGGATTTACGTCCACCAACATGACGAATCAATCGAGCTGCCTCACCAGTGGTCATGCCAGTGATGGCGCTGATTACTGACGGGCCGCAGTAGCGGTTTCTGTCAGCTTTGGTTGCACCGTGATTGATTGGCTTGATTTTTAACTTAGTCATTGGGGTAGTCCTTTCTAAAAAACGAATCACTTACATACATAGTATAGCATACTGTATAAAGTAGTGCAAACAGGTTTATTTTGTAAGTTCTTGTAACCAAAGAAAAAAGCGGCCCTAAGACCGCTTTCAACTAAACATCATTAGGCACTATAAAATTACCATGAGAGGAATAGTGACCTATAGAATAACGTCCTACCCCACCATCAATTCTATGCTTCTTTAGCTTATCTAAATGAGAAACAGATTCTGAGGTTTCGGCTTCACTTGTGTAAACAATAAGTGAATTTTCAATTTGTAATTCTACGATTTGAGTTAATGCCATTTTTAAAAATCCTTTCTAAACTCTATATACCTCATATAGGGTACAGCATACAGTATTGCAAGAGGGAAAGATAAAAAAGAAAAAGGCGGCCCGAAGACCGCCTCTAACTTAGGTAGTGTCATTTTGTAGGGTGGCTACAAAATGTACCTAACCTTATGCAGCGCCTTCTGATCCGAAGATGCCACGCCAGTCGGTTACGCCAAAGCTGTAACGCTCACGCACTTTGTAGCGCACGTTGCCAGTTTCGAAGTCACCTTCCATGCCTTTTTTCATAGGCGAACGTTGGAACATTTTCAGTCCATCAGGAACGTCTGTCTGAACAAAGAACGCATCTGAGTCTGTCAGACGGCGCATCACATGATAACCTTTTGGCAAATAGCCGCCAGATTTAATCGCGTTGATGTCGTTGTCAGCAGTACCAGTGCGGAGCTGTGATTCCAGCAAACGCTCTGCAACAAACTGGTAAGCAGTTGGAATGATCAACTGTGTACCTTGTGCAGCAATCCGAAGACCACGTTCGTCTTTCATATCCGAAATCTGGATAAGAATTGACTCAAGTGATGTCTCAGACAAGTCAGCCGCAGTGGCTAACGTGTTGGACTGGTTTCCGTTCTGCGTTGGGTGTGACGTACTCAAGAGAGTAGTGCCATCTCCAATATTTGCAGAAGTTGCTTCGTTCAAGACATTGGCGGCTTTGATCTCTTTAGTAGAGGACATAGACCGTGCAAGTGCCTTGGTATAACGAGAAGCGATTGAGCCGTACTGGCCGTCCTCTTCAGCTTCCTCAGTAATTGAGAATGCCAAAGCAACTGTTTCGTGCTGATAGCGCGCAGTCCATTGCTGGCCAGCGTCATCATACGATACAGATGCACCTTCGTTTTTAGTTGGAGCAGAACCGAAGCCGGCAAGAAGCACGTCCTCCTCGAATGCCTTCTGAGAGGTATTCGATTCAAACACTGCTTCATATTCG